TGGCTGATGCAGTTAAAATAGATGGTGTTGATATCGGAGATATTGTAAGTATTGATGGCGTTGCCAAGACTTCTATTATAAAGATTGGCACCTCGACCATTCCCGCTGGTGTAGCCGGAAGATGGATGGCAGGCGGAAGACTAGGTTATGTTTATACAACTACTGCATCAAACGGTCTTAACGGATGGGGTGACGGTCCTGGGCTGGATGGCAACGGGGCACGAGGCGGCTTTATTATAGATATTGGTAGTGGACAAACAAACTCTATTGCCTATGGCGAATCCACCGATGATCCGCCAGTTCCTCGATGGATGCTTGGATTTGAACTTAAGTCTGGAGCCAAGGGGAATACAACCTTTATAAACTCTCAATCTTGCCAACCTTCTGATCTTGATGGCGCTGGACGCCCAACATACGCAACCGCTAGCCACTGGACTTCAGGTTCTGTTCCATATGGCAATAACTATGTTTCTAATGGGCAGATTGGCTTTGGTAATGCTACTTGGGTTAGAGGCGGCGTACAGGTAGCGGACAACGATGATGCCGGTGAATATCGTAACATCGGAAGATCGACCAACGGGGGCGCACTTTTTAACATGCTCGACCTCGACAACACGGTTGATGATTATTGTCGAGCCGTCTGTTATGAGGGAGGCACATCCGGCAACTGGTTAGCGATAGTTCAATCTCATATATGGAAAAGCGTGGATGATGGCGCTTCTTGGACAGATATGGGTGCTTTGGATGGAACTAAAGATTGGTATACAATGGCATATGATGGGGCTGGTCGATGGGTAGTTGCCGGATCTACGGGTGACGGGTGGACTTCTATCGTCCCCGTTGCGGACATGTCGGGAAGTAATGATCATCCAACTGTGGACTGGGATGAGATTTCCGCCCAGCTTGGCACGTCTAATAATTTATTTGGACTCGTATATATGAAAGGCTCAGTAAATAAATGGATCTCCGCTGGAGCAGGTGGCACAATAAAGACTACAGCATTCACCGCATCTGCTAGAGGACCGGGAGATACTTGGGATACTCCGTCAACCCCTGATAGCACCCAACTGAACGATATAGCTACGGATCATGTAACGGCCGTCGCAGTAGGGAACAGCGGAAGAATTTGGAGCAGTACTGACGGGGATTCATGGACAGCCGCCGACCGTGACGATAATATTGGCACAGAAAAATTGCTCTGCATTGCTTGTGATCTCATTGGTGCTGGAAAGACAAACGATTGATGCAGCAATTAAGCATAAAAGCAGGCTGTTAACTTTTTAGAACACTATTTAATTGTGACTGAATATATTTTATGGAGTTGATATCTATGTCCAATTTGCTTGAACAAGCCATAGTTGATGCGGAGGCGCTTAAAGAGGCGGCTATCAAAAACGCAGAAGCGACAATCATCGAAAAGTATTCCTCTGAGGTTAAAGCCGCAGTCGAGTCTCTTATTGAAGGAGAGGAAGACCTTTTCGGAGAACTCGAAGAAGAAGAAGACCCAAGCCCGGTAATGGACGAGGTTCCTTTTGCTGTTGAGGAGGGTGATGATCCAATTATGGTTCGACTCGATCTTGAAGCTTTAGAACGTGCCCTCGATGATGAGGGTTCTACGGTTGCCGAAGAAACTCATGAAGACCTTGCAGAAGAACTTGAAGACGATATCGTAGAAAGCGACGGCGACGAAGACATTGAACTTGATGAAATGATTCTTAACGCTATAGCAGAAGAGCTAAAAGTTGATCTGGGTATTCCAGACCAAGGACTTGGAGGACGCACAACCCCAACAGCTAGAAATTTAGAGGGACAAAAAGTTCACCTCGCCGCCCTTAAGGATGATGAACTTGCAGAAGAACATGCCGCACTAGAAAAAGCTAGAGAAGAAGCAGGCATGTATATGGAGCAAGTGGAAACCTATAAAACAAAGGCAAACAAATTACAACAAACAGTTTTACATCTTAAAGAGCGATTGGAAAAAGTTAATCTTTCCAACGCTCGTTTACTTTATACTAATCGTGTATTAAATAGCACCTCCTTGAATGAGCGACAAAAAATTAAAATTGTCGAGTCTATTACAAACGCAGATTCTGTAGAAGAGGCGAAGGTTATTTACGAAACCCTTCAAAGCGCAGTGGGAAGTTCTAGAAATAGTAAATCTCCGCAATCACTACGCGAAGTAGTAGAGAAACCATCGCCAACGCTCCCCCGAAGCATTGCAAGAAGGGAAGCACATAGCGCTCAAAATCCACAATTTGATCGGATGAGAGCGTTAGCAGGCATTAAAGGAGGTAATAAATAATGTCCGTATTAAATAAATTAACTGAGGGTATTGTTGATAGAGATCTTTCAAAAGAAGGTGCTGCACTTTTATCAAAGTGGGAACGCACCGGACTTCTGGAAGGTTTAGACAATGACCGAACAAGAAACAGCATGGCTCGTCTTCTTGAAAACCAAGCCAAGGAGCTTCTTCGTGAAACTTCTTCAATGGCTGGTGGTGATGTAGAAGGCTTCGCGGCTGTTGCATTTCCAATCGTTCGTCGTGTATTCGGCGGATTGATCGCTAACGATATCGTCAGCGTTCAACCAATGAGTCTCCCAAGTGGGCTCATTTTCTTCCTTGACTTCACCGCATCTGATGAACAAACCGCCAGAGGCGGCTTGCAGTCCAATAATTCACTTTATGGTGGCGGCAAGGTTGGTGCTGAAATCACTGGTGGTGTTAGCTTAACAGACCCAGACAATGAGAAGAGTTTTTATAACTTAAACCAAGGTTATTCTTCTCCGACTGGATCTTTGGCTGCAAATATTATTCCTGTTATTTCAGGGTGTTTTGGCGACAGTAACGTTGGTGCGGGAAGACTCAAGGCTGCTAAGTTGTATTTTGCCGGTGCACAGTGCAACACGTCCACCCAGGCTCTACCCACATCGGGTACCTTGGAAAGAATGTGTCGGTATGACCCAGACTTTACTTCTGGAACTACCAATGTATATGTTGGTAAGCTTCTGCTTAGCACGTTATCACAGGTTAACCTAGATAACTTGGTTAGCATCTCTGGTACAGTCGGCAATGTCGCTGATGGTCAGGCACGTCGCTTGACCTGTTTCTCTGGCTCAGACAATGGACTCTGGCAACCATCAGATGGTGATCCAACACATGCGTTGGTTTTCTTCCATTCTGATACGCGCACGGTTGCGAACTTGTCAGCTTCTTATTCGGATGGAGTTGGAGGCTCAGACAATACGGTGACCTTCGCGTATTCTATCGATGATGATTTTGTCGTTAGTAACGCTGTTGGTTCCGTGATTGGTGATCCTCTATGGGGTCTTGAGCAAGCAAGCAACTCAATTGGGGCAACTGCGGGTCTGATCCCCGAGATCGACATCAAGGTTGACTCTGTGAGCATCACAGCGATGACCAAGAAACTCAAAGCCAAGTGGTCGCCCGAGTTAGGACAGGATCTTAATGCCTATCATAACTTGGACGCCGAAGTTGAGCTAACTTCAATTCTCTCCGAGCAAATTGCTCTAGAAATTGATCGCGAGATTCTTGAGGATCTTGTCAAGGGCGCAACTGCTGGTACATACTGGTGGTCACGTCATGCTGGCAAGTTCGTTCAGAGAACCGGAAAGTCCGGTGGTCAAGAACTTGGTGCTGCAACAGCAACTCCCGACTTCACGGGTACCGTTTCCGAATGGTATGAGACTCTTGTTGAAACAATCAATGATGTTTCGGCACAGATTCACCGTAAGACTCTAAGAGGTGGCGCTAACTTCATCGTCGTTGGACCTGAAGTTGCTAACGTCCTTGAGTTTACTGCGGGATTCCGTGCAAATGTCACTGGTGATGTTGACAGGGGTACCGTTGGTGCAGTCAAGACAGGTGCTCTTTCCAAGAAATGGGATGTCTATGTTGACCCCTACTTCCCACGGAACATTGTTCTCGTTGGTCGTAAGGGCGGATCTTTCTTGGAGAGTGGATACGTCTATGCTCCATATGTTCCGCTACAAGTCACGCCCACTATCTTCGGAACCGAAGACTTCGTGCCCCGCAAGGGAGTCATGACGCGCTACGGTAAGAAGATGGTTCGTCCCGACATGTATGGACTAGTTGTTGTTGTTGACCTTGTTTAATAGAACAAGATAAACGAAGATAAGCAATAGCGTAAAAAGATTGCCCTCGTCATTCAAATGGCGGGGGTTTTCTTTTATTGCTCAACTATTTAAGGTGAGGAGACTTATATTTAATGGCGATTCCCACTCTTACCCCCAAAAGCACCGTTAGCGCAATCACACTTCCCGCGACTGGCTCGCCAGGAAGCGTAGCAGCAGAATGTCCCTTTGCGATGTTTACCGGCTCTGTAGAGTTTTTATCAGGAGCCGCTGAACAAGTTGCATACACATTCAAGAAACTTGGTGGAGATATCTTAGATCTTGAAATCACCACAGGTAGCGTTTATGCTGGATATGAAGAAGCAGTTTTAGAATATTCTTACATTGTTAACATGCATCAGGCAAAAAATATATTATCTGATGTTTTGGGCATGACCACTGGGACTTTTAATCGTGATGGCGATTTACTTGCTGGAACTTTATCGTCCAGTCTTAGCGGTACCCATGTTGCTCTTAAATATCCCAAGTCTACATTTGCATACGCGCAAAAAGTAGCAGAAGCATTTTCAACTAATGCGCGAGCAGGCGGCGCTACAAGGATATATTCGGCATCATTTAGAGCAACCGCAAGTGTTCAGGATTATGATTTACAAGAAATTTTAAACAGTGCAAGTGTAAATAATTTCGACGCTGCTACAAGCAATCCAGTGCCTTACGCTGGCTTTACGAGTGGTAGCAAGATCATTGTTGATAAAGTATATTACAGAACTCCAGCTTCTATGTGGAGGTTTTTTGGATATTATGGCGGCTTAAACACTGTTGGC